GTTCGTTCTATCTTTGAGAAGGATAAGTCTAGTTCTGATTTGAGCTCAGGTGGTACTTCACCTAGCTGTGACTCGTCCACTTGCAGTTTGAAAAAGCTAGTCTGTGGAGGTACGAGTGATAGAGATAGCTTTGATGCTAACGCTACTACTCCTTTAGCCCCCACTGATTGCCATGGTGTCTTCAACTGCTTCATACCTTTGGACTGATCTTCGTGTCCTCTGATTAGATATGGTAGGGTAAGTTTAGTTGCTTCCTCTGCTTCGTTTAGAAACTGGCTACGATCACTGCATAAATAATCATAGCGTTCTTTTGCTGTCATTGTTAGATATTAAGAGATGATATTCTGAGTCCAGAACGGTTAAAGCTACCGCCTGTACCATACCTAAATTGGTTTTTAGGTTTTATCTTAGATTTGACTCCAGCTACCGTTTGATTCTGCTCTTGTGCAGCTCTGGATGCCTGAGTCTGTTGAGCCATAGCTTCTTGCTGTGCTCTGATTGCAGCTTCGTTAGCCTGTTGGCCTGCTTGATACTGTGAGGTAGCTTGCTGTAAAGCTTGTTGATTTCGTTGAGTGGCTGCTTGTATGGCTGCTTGGTTTGCAGCTTGGCCTGCTCTAGCACGTTCACCTTGCTTTGCTAAAGCTTCCGACTGTGCTCGAAGAGCCTGCTCGTTTGCTCCGGCAGCAGATGTTATGTCAGCTAGTCTAGCATCCCTTGCACTGCCTGCAGCAGTTATGTTAGCTAAAGCCTGATCTCTCATACCAGCTGCGGATGTTATATCAGCTAGCCTTGCATCGTATGTAGACTTAAGTGAGTCTCGTGCTGCTGACTGTTGCTGACCAAGTCGATTAATACTTCTGTCAACTCCTGTTTGGTATTCTGCTAGCTGTCTGTTAAAGTCTCCAGTTTGTTTACCGATTTGGTTTGTTATAAACTCACCAAACTGATCTTGCCTGACAGACTGTCCGCCACCGACGTCATAGTATTGTGGTGTAGCTAGTGCAGCCTTACGTTCATTCATGAATTTAGTCAGCTCATCAATCTGAGACTGACCTGTTGAGAATTTATCTCTGATCCACTGATCTTCGTAAGGATTTTGTGAGGTGTTATTAATGGTGGTTGAGCTAGATGAGCCCTTTGGCCCTAGACCAACTGCACCGAGTACACCACTTGCTAGTCCTCCTACAAATCCCATAGTTAAAGTTCCGTTGTTACTATTATTTGATGTTCTTTCCAGCCAGATTCTTTTACAAGTTTCTTAGCTAGACCTTTTCGAGCCCTTGCTTCTACAAATTCACAGCCGTTTACACGTGCGGAATCTTTAACTTCTTCAAAGGCTTCTACCCAAGGGGTATAATCGTGTCCGGATCGTGTCACCCAGACGTGTACGAACATGGCAGTCTTCAGCGGATACTGTAGTACTTCTGTGATAAGTACACAAGGTATCTCACCTCCTTTACCATCTAATCCTATCCACAGTTGTTGTTGACCTTGATAGATAGGTAAGAAGAAAATTTCAGCATCTGCTTCAGCATTGCTATGTTCTAATACTTTATTGATGAGTGGTTTGATCTCAGGCCATAGATATACTACATCTTGAGGCTGAGCTAGGTGGAATTTCATTTAGTTAATCGCTTTTCGTACCACTCCACGACTGAGCGTTGCCCTGCTTTGTACATAATACTAGCGAGCTCCTCCTTTGGGTGGGGTGTAGTTGGTGGGAAGGTCTCTTCCATTTCATTCAGAAGAGACTCTGGTGTTGGGCCAATGATAGGCTCAAGCATATTGAGGGAGGTTTGTGTTTGCATGTTCAAAGAATGCTGGCATGCGAGCTGCTCTGGTGTCAGAAAACTGTGGGGCTTTGCCCTGATACATTAACTGATCGCTCGCATCCAGCCAAAATTTTTTGTCCAAATATTTATCGTCAGTATTTATACCTAGTGGTTGTACTATCCAATTAAT